TAATGTATTTTTAAATAATTTACAGTGTGGTGCTTGTGAAAAATCAAAAGATTTCAGTTTTTATAGAAATCCATCAAATATATTTAAAAAAACAGAACCTGTTGATAATTTATTGAATTTCATAGTTTATCATATATATAATTATTTTAAACTAACATTAAAATATTCAATAGAATCACGACATACAGAATTGTGGTTCTTACCTGATAAACATTTATATGGGACAGATACTGAATGTAAAGAAATTTGTAATTCAGTAGATATTGACGATAATATGGATGAACAAAAAGAAGGAAATAAAAGTATTCCAAATATTGAACCTTTAACAAGAGGATTGTCCATAAAAATTTGTCAACATAAAGGGTTTGATAGATATAATGTTTTAATAGTACATAATACAAAATTATCATATTTAGGTAAAAACATTAATGATAAAGTTATATTTGAAGAATTTAATCATACTCCTGGAAATGAAAGAATAAAGGTTTTTGATTTTCAAAACAAAAAGCAAACCAGTTTGTCGGAGCAAATCAAAGAATTTGAAAAAGATAGTTATAGAAACGGGAAAAGTCTGATTATTTTAACTGGTGCTAAGTTAAGATTGGGAATTAGTTTACCTTGTGCTGATATTGCGTTTAATTTTGATGACATTAAGTCTATTGATAATAATTATCAAACAATGTTTCGTGTATTAACTGAAAGAACTAAACCAGAACTAAAAAAATATGGGTATTATTTGGATTTTAACAAAGAAAGAACTATTCAGTTTATTTATGAATATAATAAAATATATGGTCAGGCTAAAAACTTAGAAGCCAAAGAGGCTATAGAAGCTTTACAATCATTACTGTTTACATTTAATTATAATGGTCTTAATTTAATAAAGACTAGTACTAAAGATGAATTAAATTTGTATAGTGAATTAATAAATACATTAGAATTAAATGAAGAAGGATATACTAAATTTTGGTCTTCTAAAATTAATATTGTAAACTTAATTAAAAAATCATTGGCATCATCGGGAAATTTAAAATTATTAAAAATATTAAAATCATTCTTAAATAGTTCAACCAATGTGAAGAAAAAACTTAATATAGTTAAAAAACTACATGATGGTAAAAGTAGAGATATTTTACCATTTCAAATTAAATCTCATGAAGAATTAGAAGATGAAAAAGATGATGAACAACAAGAAGATGATGAACAAGAAAAAGATGATTATGGAGAATTAATAAATACTATTTCGGAAGAATTACCCACAATAATAGCATTATTAGCTATATTTTCAAGAGAAGATGATAATGAATGTAATACAATTGAAGAATGTTTACAAAATAATTTACGTAATATAACTAGATTAGAAGAACAATGTAATTGTGAAAATATTAATAATTCAAGTATTTTGGATTGTTTTTTAAACTCTCCAGGTCTTATAAATAAAGAATACAAATATAATAGAGAAACTTTGGAAAAAATCATTGAAATATTATTAGAACTATTAAATTCTAGAGATTCTGAATTATTGCGTAATAATTTAAATTTTATATTTGATAATATTAAGAAGCTAATGACAAAAAGTAATGGAATTATACACGATATGAATTATAATGATATAGAAGAAAAGATAGAACAATATTTATCAGTAAAAGAAGAAGAAAAAAATAAACATGGAGAAGTTTTTACGCCAACAAAGTCAATTGAGGATATGTTAGATAAATTACCACAATCAGTATGGTCTAATCACGAATTAAGATGGCTAGATCCTGCTAATGGAATTGGTAATTTTCCTATGGTTGCTTATCAAAGATTAATGAAAGGGTTAGAAAAATGGGAACCAAATGAAAAAAAGAGAAGTAATCATATTATTGAAAATATGTTGTATATGATTGAAATAAATCCAAAAAATATTAAAATATCAAAGAAAATATTTGGCTCAAACGCAAATATATGCTGTGCTGATTTCATAAAAAGTTCTGAAAAATGTTTTACAGAATTTAAAGTAGATAGATTTGATATAATTATGGGAAATCCTCCATATAATAGTGATGGTGTTGGAAAAGGAGGGGGTGTATTGTGGAAAGAATTTGTATTAAAATCATTTGAATTATTAAATAGCAAAGGTTTTTTAGTTTTGATACATCCTACTGGCTGGAGAAAACCAGCAGGCGAAAGATCATCTGCGGGAGATATTTGGTTAGAGTTTAAAAAGCATAATTTAATATTTTTAAAAATAAGTGATATAAAAATACCAAATTTCCCCACAGTTGATTATTATGTTGTTCAAAAAAATGCTCCTCAAAAAGAAACTCGTTTAATTAATGAATTTGAAAATATTAATTTTGAGGGTGAAATAAAATTATATGATTTAAACTTTATACCACACTTCATAAATAATAATGTAATTGGAATATTAAAAAAGTTATTTAATAAAGATGGGGATAAATTCGCTATTGTTTATAATCAATCATTTAAACCGACAAAATTAGATATGACAAAAAACGGTACACCACATGCTTATTATTATGAGCCAAATAAGGAAGAGTATTTACTTGTTTATAAAAAATATAATGATACCGTGCCCGAATATATAGATAAAGATAAAATCATATTAACATACTCTAATGGAAAAAAGAAAGGTTTGTTATATCCAGAGTATTATACAACTCCAATAGGAACTACAAGAAATACTATGTATCAACTAATAAATGAAAAATCAGAAGGTTCATCTTTTAAAACTTTTTTTAATAGCGAATTGATTAGATTTCTGTTAAAAATTACCCAGTATAGTGAACCTCCAAACTATAAAAATGAATTTAAAATATTAAATATGATTGCTAAACCAAAAATAAAACTAAATACAGAAAATGATGTATATAATTATTATAATATTACTAATAAAGAAAAAGAATTAATTAAAACAATTTTAAATATTAATTCACTAGAAAATGCCAATATAACTAAAATACAAGCATTAGCCAGAGGTCATCAATCTCGTAAAAAAAGTAAAAAAATAAAAAAATCAATTGTTAAATTACAATCATTAACAAGAGGACATCAATCTCGTAAAAAAATAAAAAAAGGAGGTAAAAAAAACAAGACATTTAAAAAACAATCATTATTTTATAAAAATATTAATTATTAGTTAAATTACTATAAATATATAATAAATTTATATATTTATTATGAATTGTTAAATTTGATAAGTGAAATTAAGTTGATAGTATTACTTTTATCAAGTAATTAATTAGTTAATTATTGGATATTTTTAAATAAGATGAAATATGGTAATAAAAATATAGAAGTATTTTGGGTGGTATTTTTCAGTAAGGAATTTCGATTCATAAAAGTGATTTGGTTTTTAAAAATGGACAAAAATAAATGTCCAAAAATGAAAATCCGAAAAAAGTCTTGAAAAAGACCCTCTAAAACCAAGATTGTGACGATAATGCTTTAAATTTTGAAAAATAGTGTGAAAAAAATGTGACGATAAAATTTTATTAAAAACTGGACATTTTTTTTCTATAGTATCAATATAGCAATGTTTAGCAATGAAAAAGTAGGAAAAAGTAGCACTATTTTCTTTAGATGTGAAAATTGTGACTATACTACATGTAAGAAATTCAATTATGACAAACACATTTTGACAGCTAAACATTTAAATTCAATGTTTAGCAATGAAAATGTAGCAAAAGTAGGAGGTAAAGAAAATGAACCCTATATATGTAATATTTGTAATAAAATATACAAAGATTATTCAGGATTATGGCGACATAAAAAGAAATGTTATAACGAAGTAAAAAATAACGAAGTAAAAAATAACCAAGTAAAAAATAACGAAGTAATAAATAATGTAAATAAAAATAGTATTACAAATGATTCAAATGCTCAAGAATTAATTCAATATTTAATGAAAGAAAATAGTGAATTTAAACAATTACTTATTGATCAAAGTAAACAAATGGGTGAAATAAGCAAAAAAGCAATTGAAAATGCGGGACATAATCATATAAATAGTCATAATAAAACATTCAATCTTCAGGTATTTTTAAACGAAACCTGTAAAAACGCAATAAATATTAGCGACTTTATAGACCAATTACAAGTTTCAATAAGTGATTTAGAAGAAACAGGAAGGCTTGGATTTGCTGATGGTATTTCTAAAATTTTTATTAATGGCCTAAAACAAATGGATATTCCAGATAGACCATTACATTGTAGTGATTTAAAAAGAGAAACTATTTATATAAAAGATAATAATGAATGGACAAAAGATTCTGATGAAAATCCATTATTAATAAACGCAATAAAACATGTTTCTAATAAAAATATGAAACAAATTAACGAATGGAAAAAAAAATATCCAGAACACAATGATTCATCTTCAAAATCAAATGATAAATATCTAAAAATCATTTGTGAATCTATGTCTGGGTCCACAAAAGAAGAATCTGAAAAGAACTACAAAAAAATAGTAAAAAAAATTGTAAAAGAATCCGTTATTGATAAATCAATAATTTCCTAATTTTTTTATTAAAAAAATATTTATAATATATAGATGACTTTTAAAATACAAAAAATGTTTAAATCTTTAGGAACAGCTTATAATAAAACCACTTTATGGGGTAAAGTGTTAATTTTTGTAGTTTTACTATTATTATTAGTTTTAGTATTTAAGGGAATGAAATCTAATAACAGAGCCGAAGGATTTGAACAAAATGATAAATTTTTATTTAAAAGCGGGCCTAAAGTATATGATGATTTTTACTCTGATATTTATGATTACTTAGTATTCAATAACTTAAAAGATGAATATGAAGTTGGCGAAATTATTAATAAAACTAGTCCAACTAGTAAAAGTAAAATATTAGATATTGGTTCTGGAACTGGACATCATGTATCATCTCTTGGATCAAAAGGGTTAGATGTTATTGGTATTGATATTTCACCTTCTATGGTTAAAAAAGCGAAACAAAATTTTCCTGATTATAAATTTGAAGTTGGTGATGCTTTAAATAGTAGTCTATTTGATGCTGAATCGTTTACTCATATTTTGTGTATGTATTTTACTATTTATTATATTGAAGATAAAAAGACATTTTTTGATAATTGTTTCAAATGGTTAATGCGTGGTGGTTATTTAATAATTCATTTAGTTAATAGAGATTTATTTGATCCTATTTTACCTCCAGGAAATCCATTATTATATGTTTCTCCACAACGTTATGCTAAGAAACGTATTACCTCAACGAGAGTTAAATTTACCGACTTTTCTTATAATGCTGATTTTCAATTAGATGATAAAAATGATATTGCTAAATTTGTTGAAAAATTCAAAAATGATAGCGATGGTAAAGTGCGTAAAAATGAACATATTATGTATATGCCAAGTATTAATGATATTTTAGATGAAGCCCAGGCGAGTGGTTTTATTATTGAATCACAAATTGATTTATTACAATGTCAATATGAATATCAATATTTGTATGTTTTAATAAAACCCAATTAAAAAAATTGAAATAGAATTATATTGTTTAAAAAATCTATATAATTGTAACCATGATCTCGTTTAATCAACTATTTACCTTTGTATTATTAATGTCATCCAAATATAATATTGATTCTTCTCATTCAGAAAGTCATAGTATGGAAGTACTACATTTTGCTGATGAAAATTATAACAGCCAATTATTCTTTAATCCAAATTTGGAAAAACAATTAAATGTTATACATTGTGCTGCTATTTTACATGATATGTGTGACAAAAAATATATAGATGAAGAAAAGGGAATGAAAGAAATTGAATACTTCTTATACGATAAAATTACTCCGGAAGAACTATTTTATACAAAAAAAATAATAGAAACTTTGTCATATTCAACAGTAAAAAAAAATGGATATCCTTATCTTGGAGAATATGAATTAGCTTATCATATTGTTAGAGAAGCGGATTTATTAAGTTCTTATAATTTTGATAGAACTATGATTTATAATCTAAATAGAGGAAATAGTTTATTATCATCTTATACAAATTCACTAAAATTATTTGAAGAACGTGTATTTAATTATAATCAAGACAAATTGTTTATTTCTGAATATGCGAAACAAAAATCTTATCTTTTAACAGTTGACTCTTTACAAAAAATAGCGTCTTGGAATCGGATTTTATATAAAACGAAAGTTTAGTAAAAATTATAAAAGATTAAAGCTTTACACAATAAAAATAATATAAAATTAAAAAATAAATATATTTCAATAAATATAAGGATATGGAAAATGATGAAGAATTTAAATATACAATTATAACAACTGGATTAAAAGCCGAAGCATATAAAAGGATGTTTGTGGATTATGAAGAATTTTTGAAATTACAATTAAATTTATATAAAAAAGAAAAGGAGGAAAAAGAAAAAGATCTAGTAAATGTAGATAGACTATCATGTATTATTAATTTTTTTATTTTTAATAGCATAATGACATGTTTATCGTGTGGTATTTATTATTTACGCCGTTAATAATGTTTTTTTATATAAATATATGGTTACCAAAAAAATGTTAAATGATGTGATATTCTTATGATATATGGTAATAAAATTATGTAATATTTTGGTAGTATTTTTCCAAATACTTTTCCAACTTGATTCTACAACAAAGTTAGAAAAGTGAATTGGTTTTTGATTTTTTTACTTCGTTATAACATTTTTAAAAATGTCTAATTTTGAAAATCCCAAATACTTTTTGAAAAAAGTTGCGAAAACCGGCTTGTGACGAAAATGCTCTTATGTTTGATTTTTATTAGTTTTTTTTGTTATGATATTTTTTTTTGTTTTTTTTAGAAAAAGATTTAGGGATTTTTTATTAGTCTAATATACTAATGGATACTAATGAAAAATCCCCAAAAACACAAAGTGATTTTTTTTGTTTAAATTGTCATTAAATTACATGTAGTTTAAAAGATTACAACAAACATTGCTCAACTGAAAAACATAAAAGACTAACAAATACTAATGATTTATCCCAAAAATCCCAAAAAATTTTTAAATGTATTTGCGAAAAAGAATATAAACATATGGCATCGTTATGTAAACACAAAAAAGTATGCTGTAAAATTATTACTACAAATTTAGAAAACCTAGAAAATTTATCTAAAAAGGAATTAAGTTTAAAAATAGATAAATTATTTTTATAATTTTTTTATTACGTTATAAATATATGCGATATTTATACATAAAAAAATTATTTATTCTAATTACATTTATTAAAAATATTTTAGCAATTTCTTACTTCGTTGAAACGATAAAAAATAATGCTGTGTTATGTAAAAATTGTATTTATTTTAAACCAAAAAGTTTTGGTATACATAAATGTACAAAATTTGGTGAATTGGATATAGTTTCAGGAAGAATAGAATATGATAGTGCTTACAAATGTAGATTAGATTCAAATTGTTGTGGTATGGAAGCAAAATACTTTCAAGAAAGAACTAATGGATCAAAAATAGAAAATATAATAAAACAATATGAATAATTGGAGTGTTATAACGAAGTAAGAAAAAGAGATTTGTTAGTTTACATATAAAAAAATAAATATTTATAAGAAATAATGATATTATATATATTAGGATTTATAATATTATGTATAATTATTTTTTTTTTATATATACGTTTAAGATACCAATTTTGGGCATTACAGCCGGTATTTCATTTTTATGATTTGTATTATTGGTTTGTAAATGTAGGTATAATTAGACATGAATTGCCAGAAAAGAATCGTTATACAAATTTTAATAATATTATAACAAAGCCATTTGAAAACATTGATCCAAGATTATTAAAAGAAGTGATTTTGTTGATACAATTGAACTATTTAAGAAATAAAGAAAATACTTATAGTCCAAAAAAGGAAAATATTGTACCCTATTTTATAGGACATAATTGTAAAACTTATTGGTCTTATTATTTAGAGTCAGAAGTATTAATGGATATAAAAACTGGAAAAACCATAAAAGAAGAAAAGATAATAGGAATAATCACATGTAGACCATTACATGTAAGAATAATTAATTCATTAAAAGAAGATTCATTGGATGTATATTATGTGGATTATTTATGTGTAGAAAAGCATTGGAGAAAAAAAAATATAGCACCACAATTGATCCAAACACATGAATATAATCAATCGCATCAAAATAAAAAAATAAGTGTTAGTTTATTTAAGAGAGAAGAGGAACTAACAGGGATAATTCCTTTGACAGTTTATAAAACATATTGTTTTAATATGAGAAACTGGGTAACACAGCCTCTTTTAGACGCAAGAATAAAGGTTCTCACAGGAGATAAACAAAATATGTATTATTTTTATAATTTTTTAATTGAAACAACTAACAAGTCTGAATCTAAATTTGATATTGTAATTTATCCAGAGATGAGTAATATAATAGAATTAGTAACAACAAAAAACTTATATGTAAAAATGTTAATAGTAGATGGTGTAATAGAAGCAGTTTATGTATTTAAAAAAACATGTACATTTATAGAGAAGGATAAAGAAATAATATCATTAATAGCATCAATTTTTAAAGAAAATTCAGAACTAACAAAAAATGAATTCATTCAAGGATTTAAAGCAGCATTATGGTCAATAATAAAAGAAAATAAAAATTTCAGTTATTTAGTGATAGAGAATATAAGTGATAATACATGTATAATAAATAACATATCTTTGAAAACACATCCGTTGATAGTATCACCAATGGCTTATTTTTTCTATAATTTCGCATATAGTCCCTTTAAGTCGGAGAAGTGTTTTATATTAAATTAAAGAAACGAATTTAAAGGGCTTTAAATAGGAATTTATATATTATTTAGAAACGAATTTAAAGGGCTTTAAATAGGAATTAATATATTATTTTGCGTCTTTTATTACATAAAATGGGTTACCACAATACATACAAATGCGAATATTGTTTATAGCGGGTGAATAAACAATTGGATTCAATTTGCTACATTTTGTACACTTAACAATCCGATTTAGATTAGCTACATTTTTGTTAGTTTTATCCTTTGAAAACAGATGATTCCTATAGCCTTTAAACATTATATATTATATATATAATGTTTTTTACTTCGAATTATTTATGATTTATTTGTAAGAATGATTTTATCTTACATATTTACCTACTTTTGAAAAACTATCAACTATAAAAATTATAAAGATGCCTAAAAATGAATATAATACAACTTCTTCAGTTACATTTCCTGTTTTTTGATCTTGTTGTTCTTCTAATAAATTTATCATATAATTTAGTTTTTCAATAAGTACTTGATTTGAATTATTTGAATCTTGGTGATTTATTCCTAATTGATTTGAACTTGTTGAATAATAATTTTTATTATGTTCCGATGTAGTATTATTGTTTTTATAAGATGGAACTAAATTCTTAAAATAATTCTTAACTTGAGCGTCATTCATAAAATTGCTTTGTAATTCTTGTAATTGTAGATTTTCGTCATCTGCTGGTTGGGGAACTAAATTGTTATCTATATTTGACATACCTTCTTGAATTTTTTTTCGTTCTGCTCCTACAGATGTTGGTTTATCAGGAAAATCATATGGATTCATTGGTTTAAAATCATCTGAATGTTTAGCAGATACAGATGAACCTTTAGGATTATAATTACCTAATTCATCGTCATCTGGTGTATTTTGATGAATAGATTGAAGAACTGAATTTACCTTTTGAGAATTTAAATCAGAAGGAAAACGTTGTTTTTGAGTTTTTGTATGTGATTGACGCTTCTTGTTAATAGGTGTATCACTATTATAATTTTGAGTATTATTATTATTTTCACTATCAAATGGTGCTGCTGACATTGCTAAATAAGACATTCTCTTAATAAAAAATAAGATAATTATTTATGAAACAATCTGAAATTATAATTTTTATAACATAATTTATTATTCAGAAAATATATTATATAATTAATATAGAATGAGTGTAAAAACTAACAGTGTTGTTGCTCTTTTTTTTATATTGGTAATAATTTTAGTTATAAATCCTAATTTTATAAACAGTATAAATAGTACTATTTTAGGCAGATTATTCTTAATATGTCTTCTCATATTTTTCGCAATGAATAATATAACTTTAGCATTATTAACTTTATTTATTATTATTATTCTTTTAAATAATCATGATTCATTTGTAGAAGGAATGGAAAATATACAAACTCCAGATACTATTGGTGAAGAAAATGTACCTGTTACAGGAGCACAACAAGTTTTAACCAAGGATGCTGTTAAACAAAAGATTGAGGATAGAATTAGTGATTTAAAGGCTAAAGCACAAGCAGGTCAAACTTCAGGTAACCAAACTTCAGGTAACCAAACTCAAACACAAACAAATGATTCTAATTCGGGTATGGACAAAGAAGATATTAAAAATGCTATACAAAGTATTTCATCTAGTTCAATTCCTGTAGATAAAAAAACATTTAATTCAACTGATAATGTTCAGCCATCAACATCTAGCATGCTTACAAATAAAGCTTCGTTAACTGAGGGGTTTTACCCATGTGCTGCTAGTATTGTATTTTAAGCAAATTATTTTACTGTTACAATATATATGACAAAAATATATTTAAAAATATTAATTTCAATTGTAATAGTTTTATGGATTTTTTATTTTATTCAATATTATTACAAAATTGAACCATTTACACCAAGACTAAATTCTATATATAATCCAACGGTTAGAAAGTTTAATAAAATATATGAAAACTTTATGAATCCTATTAAAGGAACAATTATAACAATTTTCAATAAAATATATAGGTATTGAATTTATAAGTAATGAATTTATAAGTATTAAATTTATAAGTAATGAATTTATAAGTATTGAATCAATAAGTATTTAGTTTTTATATCAAAGTTAAAACGAAGTTAAAACGAAGTTAAAACGAAGTTAAAACGAAGAAAAAAAAGTGAATAATTATTTTTTATAAAATATATTTTATATTGAATTAATATAACAATGTATAATATTTTTTTTAATTCAATTGCTTTTATTCATAATCATATATTGTTTTTAAATAATAGTAAATTTTTTGCTGGTGTAGTTATGATTTTACTAAATATAGGTTCAAAATTTATTGCTATTCAATTTAGTAAATCAACTGAGGAATATCTTAAAATGAATGTTACCAAACAGCTATTAATATTTGCGATGGCATGGATGGGTACACGTGATATTTACACTGCTTTAGTTTTAACAGCTGTGTTTACCATTTTATCAGATCATTTATTTAATGAAGAAAGTCCATATTGTTGCGTTCCAGAAAAATATAGAATACTTGCTAAAATAGTAGATAAAAATTTAGATGGTAAAGTTACTGATGAAGAAATAAATAATGCTATCGCTGTTTTAGAAAAAGCTAAAAAGGATAAAATAAGACTAAATCAAAGAAAAAATTTCACTTTATTTGGTAATTATTTAAATGATAGTTATAATAGTTATAATTAATATGCTTTATTTTAATTTATAACTATTAAAACTAGAATATAATAATTTAAAAATCTTTAATTATTATAAGTATGCCTAATGAAAATAATAAAAATGAAAATTCTAATGAAGAAAAAAAAGAACCTAAAGTTCCTAATACATTGATAATTTACATAAAAACCCGAATACCTAATTTTTATAAAATAAATTATGAGCCTTATATGACAGTACCAAATAGTAAAAGTCGTACGGTTTATTTTGACCCTTTAATTGAATATTATACTTTACCTATAAGAAATTTACCCAGTGGAGCACCTACACAAGAATTATATACTCAATTCTTTGAACCAAATCAATTTGATACTATGATGAATCGTATTTTGAGTGATTTTAGATATATGCAGAAACCTAGAACATTAGAAGATGCTACTTCAAGAGGTATTGTAGATAATAATATTGAAATTACATTGAAAACATTGTTTAAAAATAACAATTTATTTTATATTAATAAAAAACCTTATACAATTGTTAACATGAATTGGAATAAAACTAATTGGCAAATAGATACAAAACCATTTGACCGTTTAATACAGGCATTTTCACAAAACTCTGGAAAAGAATTGGAAAAAGCACAAGAGGAACTAGATGATATACCTGAATTTTTAAGACAGGGTAATTTAGCTTCTGCTAATTTAGTAAACGAAGAAAACTCTGATAATTTGGGTTTAGGTATAAAAAATAAAAAAGTAGATATTAATAAATCAGATACTAATATACCTTTACCAATTATTGATGATGAAGGTGTTTTAGAACATATGACTGAAAGAACAAAGAAATTATATGGTGAATTGTTGAAAAAAAATATTCCTATTAATTATTCTGATGAACCAGATATTATTAGAGATCCAATAACATTATCATTATTAACAAATACTATACAACTAGAAGATTTTTATAAAGAATTAAAAAAAACAAATAAGCAATCCGATATTTTAAAATATTACAATGGTTATATAAATAGCAAAAAAAACTTAGCAGATGCTGATTCTAATTATCTTATTAATTTAGAAAATTTAATAAAAGACGAAACAGTATTAAATAATTATTTTATAGAAATAAAATCAGGAAATTCATCAGTTGGATCCGATGTTGGATCTGCTATTGGATCTGATGTTGGATCTAATTTTAGTGGAGGAGCAATTAATATTTCAAATTTAAAAACTGATCCAGAAAAAACCAAAAAAATAGAAATTATAAATAATATAATAGATATTAAAAAAACATATTATAAATCTTTATTTAATTTATCCGACGCATTGTTGAATATATACGAAAGTCAGCAAAAATATTTTTCTAATTTAGTTTTGCTTTTACAAGAAATAAAAAGTGAATATATAAATATTATAAAATATTATAAGCAACCTATTTTAGCAGAAAAATGTATAGAATTTGATATTGATACAATTAGTTTATTATTAAAAAAAGATAATAATAATATTTATTCAGTTTCTTATTTTGATAATTATAAAAAATATAAAAAATGCCATAAATGTTTACAAAAATATAAGGAAAAATTATTAAACCCAAAAATAAATTACAATGATTTAATAAATAAATATTTAGAAAATGATTTTATATCGGATATTGAGGCATTCCAGTATGAAATTTATAATTCATCTATTATTTTATACTATACATTTAATCAATTTGATATTTGGAAAATATTTTATGAATCATTGGATGTATTTGTTAAAAGTATTAGCTCTGATTGTGCTTCTCAAATAAATATCGCTAATATTAGTTTAGAAAAATATAATTCAATGTATACTTTACCGGAGCAAAAAACATTTGTAAAAAGATATAAAATAGATGGTTTGCGAGCTACTGTAGAAAAAGAAGATATTGGTAAGAAAAATAGTAATTTTAATTGGTTTTTAGTGAACTCGGATGGTAATAGAGCTATTACAAAAACAACTGCGAAAAGTAGGAATTATGAAAATGATTTAAATCAAGAAGAGTTATTTATAGATAATAGTAAAACTAAAACAGATGCTTACGATAGTATTATGTTGACATCTTATTTATTAGAAATTCTATGTTTAAGACAACAAAAAGTTTACATATCAGAAGAAAATACAAATCAAATTAGTATTGGTTCTACATACACATTAATTGATTATTATCAAGAAATTATTAAGTATATTAATAATAGTAGTGGTATTTCTAATGAAGATATTCCTGAATCAATTATGTGGGATACCAGACATTATACATCAATAGATTTTTTAGAAAGTAAAATAAAAATTACAAGTAAAATGCAAACAATTTATAATAGTAGAATAAGTGTAATACAAGATTTACAAAAAATACTAGATAATCATTGTGAAAAATTATATGATATTCTTTTTCCTTCAATGACTGAAAAAGGATTTTTAGATCAATGCTTGGGAATTGTAAATGAAAATATAATGTCTTTACCAAAATATACAACAAGAAG